TGTGTTTTCTTTTGCATAAGCACCCACTTCCCTCTCGAAATCTTTCATGTCACCACCGCTTCCTGATGTTACAGCGGCGTCCATTATTTGATTGAACAATGCAACCTTGGGTCCTAAGAACCTTCCTGCCTGTTCTATAGCACCAAGGACAGTATCTCTATTGCCAATGATAGTTGGCATAATAAAGTCCGACATTGTATCCAGTGTACGCTTCAAGTACTTGGCATACTTTAACTGTTGATCCCGTTGTGCGGGTGTAACAAATGTCGCCTGTCCGCCGCCTGGAGCGCCAATCTTTATTCCTTCCTTCGACGCTGTTGTGTCAACGAATGTGAACCTGTCATATCCAAGCTGGCTGTTGATGTCCATGAGGTTTTGAATCTCTGGGCTTTTTCGGTAGAAAGTCTGCAGTCGCTGCCTGTCCTGAAGAATGGGGTCGCCATTGCGATCAAATATCATTTCTCCCTTATCATTCTGTTTATATATATTCTCATAGACAACGGTGAACGGTCCACTTCGATCATTCATCTTATCCAGTTCGGACATGTACATGTTAAGGGCGGCAGCTCCTATTTCTCTATCCGCCTTTCCTTTTTCCACGCCCATCTGGAATAGTGTCGGTGCCATCTGCATCCCCGCCTGTCCTACAACGTCAAAGAATCCTGACAAACCTGGTTGGTCTGTTTTTCCTGACATGAGTGCTGATCCAACCTGCAATAGCATTGCAAGTGACTGCATCTTCTGTCCTTCATCGCCGTCTCCCATGATCTGCCTTATAACATCCTTGTACCCTTCAATTCTTCTAAGGCTATCATTGTCAATGAGCCCTGCATACATGTTTGACTGCTCCAACAGGGCAGTATTGGTTGTCTCTTGATCCTCTACTGAATCACCTGTAGCGTTAACTTCCTCGTGTGATTCCGTATCACTATCAACTATCTCTTTCTTTTCCGTCTCAGGAAATGTTATTAAATCATCGTCAGGAGTCTTTTTTTCTGTTGGTTTTTCTTCTACTATTTCATCTACAGGTAGTGTCTTTACTCTCTCCGGATATACACCATATGCTAAAGGTGGTGCTCCAAGAGCAATTGACTGCTTAAATCTTCCCTGATTGCCTGCGGCGGCGTCCATATAGTTCTTTGCATAAGGTCGTGCCTTTTCTGCTGCACGCGTGGCAAATTCCTGTGCCGTCCCAGTCATCCTATAGGCTGACCTTGCAGCTTTATTCAATATTGGTTTGAAAAGCGGTCTGAGAAATGGGTTACCCATTTTTAACCTCCTTGCAAGTTCTGATAGCCCTGATATGCAGCAAGTCCTGTTATCCCGGTTCCAACGGCCTGTGCAAGTGGGCTAGTTCCAGGCGATGTTCCCATCGCTGTCGCCATAGCACTTGAAGGCATACCCTGATAGATGTCGGAAACAAATCCCAATCGCTGGTATGGCTCATACATTTGTTGCAACTTCTGTCGGTACTGTGCATCCAAGAACTGTTGTTGTGCTTGTTGCTGCACGGATCCTGACGCCATCAGTGATGCAATGTCCCCTTGTTGCTGTTGCTGCTTTTGCCCCCCTAGTCCAGCCATTTGAGTTGCTGCCTGACCATATCTCCCCATTTGTCCTGCAAATTGCTGTTGCGCTTGTTGCTGCGCTTGTTGATAATTCTGTGCCTGTGACATTCCCACTGCCTCTGCTCGTTGTCTTCCAAGCTCCGCAGCTTGAACGCCTTGCCTCGCTCCGCCAAACGATCCAACCTGTCCTGCCTGTGCGGCAGCTTGGTTCTGCATTTTGTCAAACTGGCTTTCTATTCCAGCAGTGACGTGCTGTTGATATGGATTCATGTAGTCCTGATAACCCGTAGTTGGGTCATACGCCTGCGTCGCCTGTTGTGCAAAACCTTTTGCATCCTGCAAATATGGTTCGTATGTTCCAATACCTGAGGTAGCTAGTCCGAATGCCTGTGTTTGTTGTGGATTAAATGCTGCAACTTGCTGCTGTGGAACTTGAACTTGTCCTTCTGCTGCCCTTTGTCCCCTAGTTAAATCTTCCCATTTTGTTCCTGGTGCATAAGCACCTCCAGCAGGTCCTTGATATGTATATTTTCCAAATTCAGGGTCTCCAATTTTAGCTCCAGGAGTGGAAAGTTCCCATGGGTTCTGTCCGAAGCGGGCATACTGCTGCGCAGTACCCATCAATCCCATCTTTGCCGCTTCTATCTGCGGTGCGTCTCTTGTAAACTGTGTCTGAAATTGTGTGCCACTTGGGCTTTCTCCACCGCCAAAACTCATAATTTTCTCCTATAAGCGTTCGCAAAATGTTCCATACCTAGACGTTTTGCCATCGCCTTAAATTTGTTTGTCTCATTATCCGAAAGTCGTGGCTCAAAGTACACTTCATATGCTCCGTTCATCTTCGCCCAGTCCATAAATTTTCTCATCATAAATATTCCTGACATTCCGTTTCGCTGCGTGGGTTCGACATACAGTTCAAGCTCCCTCGCGAATTTTTCACGGCTGAAGTTGTATTCCAACAGTCTTCCAACCATGAACCCAATCCTCTCTTCATCCTTCAGTGCAATGATCCCAAAATAGTTTGGATCATTGGTTATAGAGTCTACGTACCACTCAACCTTTTCCTCATCATATTCAACCTCGCTCCAGTCTGACTCCGCATGGTGTTCCTTGGATATATCCATCACCCATTCGAAGTCGTTAGGTTCAAAGAACCTCCAATCCATTATTTTTTTTGTTTTTCCTTTTGTTCCTTTGTTTTTTTCTTGTGCTTTTCAGTAGCTTCTTTTAGTTTTTCTTTTGTTTCTTTTGCCTTGGCTTCTTTTTTACCTTTTAGTTTACCCAATCCATAACCAACTGCTACTGCTGCTAAACCTCCTACAATCGGACTATCTGGATCTTCTTTAATTCTTTTACGCACTCCTTCTACATAAGTAGGTTTAACAGGTTTATCTCCTCTGAGTGCAGCCCTTCTAGCTACTAAGCCCGCCTTTGTTGGCGTTCCTCTTACACGCCCACCAAGTACTGGTACTTTTTTTAAATGCTTTCTGAGGACTTTTCCCATTCCTCTTAATGCTGCGCCTGCCATTATATTACCTCCGACATGGTTTCTGATTCAGGATCGAGTACGTTCATTATGTCGTACATTTTTCTAGCCCCTGCGTAGCGATCCCCACCACCTAGGTTCTCGACTGCCTTTGCAGTCATGACGAACTCACCGTCAGATAGATTCGCATTAATTGAATCCGATGTTCCAGTTCCCGGTCCACTGACATCTCCCCCATTTTCAAGGGAGGCGATGCCACCTTTGTTCCAGAAACCTCCACCAGTCGCCCATGGATTGGTCATTTCCCCTTCGATCATTTCTTCAGGGACGCCGTACATCCATGCAAGTTCTTTCTTTCTTTTCTTTTGCGCCGCTTCCCATTCCTCTTCCGGTGTCATTCTTCCGCCGTACATCGCCGCGGCCTGTGAAGCCATTGTTGGTATCCAGTCAGTTGTTTTCGTTCCTGCCGCTGGCAGTGGTCTTCCCAGTAAATCTTTACCACCTCGTGAAGTTTTTGAGAATATGTCCGCGTCCAGTGGTACGTTCTCACCCGGAGCTATTTTCACCCTGAATCTGCCTTCAGGCGTATTCATGTATGTTCCTGCCTTATCAAGTGCTCCTGCTTCCACAATGTCTGGTGGAAGTTGGTATCCTTTTGTATAATCTCCCTTGAGTATGTCCCATGTACTGACTCTAGGAGTTGGTGTACCGAATTCCCTGAATCCGTACTGAGGTTTCCATGAAGTCATGCCAGCAGGTCCACCTGCAATTTTTCCTGCTGATGGATCCAAATATTTTTCCCATCCTTTAGTTCCGGCATAATCCTGATTAAATGCGTTAGCCGCATTCGCCGCGCTCATGTAGGAGAAAGGAATTGATGCAAGTCCTGCGTACATCGCCGCCTTCTCAGGACGCTTTGATCCTGACAATGCAGCTGTTCCATATCCCAAAGCAGATTGCTTCAGCATGTTGGCAGCCATAGGGTTCATTCCGCTGAATAAGCTTCCTAATCCAGTAGCACTCCCAGCCCCTGCCAAAAGCCCTGGTCCAAACATGGCCAGTGCTATTGGGAGAAACGGTTTCGCCTTCTTAAATAATTTGCTTAGAAATCCCATATTATCCTAGTCCAACTATATCGTCTCTACTAGGTAAGTTTAAACCCTGTCCACCACCATATTTTTTATCATAAAACATTTGTTTAAGTCTTTCCCATTCTTGTTGGATTATCATATCTGGAGTTCCTGGTGGAAATTTATTGACTGCTTTGCCCCACAGATTTTTTTCCATTCTATCATCTGTAGTCATGCCGGCAACTTCAAACCCTGCATCTTCAATCATTCCCCTTGCATTTTCATTCATGCCAGCGGCGTCATCCAGACCACCACCGAATCTGCTTGAAAGGTATGATCCTGAACCCATATTGTCAAGAAGGTATGGTTGCCAAGGACTCCTTCGTTCTGGCGCTCCTTCATACATGTTCCATCCACCCCCGATGTTAGCTCCTCTCATTGGATTGTTATCTATTGGTGCAGCGTACGGATTTGTTGCTCCACTTGGCCTCATTCTTCCGAATCTATCCGGATCATTAAATCCTTCAGGCACCGTAGTAGTGTCTGGATCTCTATTAAATCCTCTACCCCAATATTCACGTGGCAAAATATCACCTTGGTATTTTGTTCCTCGGGCTGGGCCTGATGGTAAATAGTCTCTTTCACTCCCCCCGAATCTATCTCTATCTGGCATTTTATTTTCTCCTATGCGGTTCCGCCGAGTATGTCAGGTAACTTATTCACACTGATCGAGACGTCCCGTCTTATGTCCTGTTCTGTTGTGTCTGTTGCAGGGTTGTTGATGTCGGCCTTCGCTTCTTCTTCACTAGCGTAAACCTCCCCTGTAGTGGCGTGCTTGACTGTGGATTTAGTATCCACGTCTTGTGCAGGAAAAGTTGTCTTCCCAGCCATCACGGTAATATCATCTTTTATAGCCATTTTTTCTCCTTAATGCAAACATTATGTTATTTCCATTACGCTGAGGATCACGTGCAGATCTCCTCCATTCTCCGCCTGTACCTTCAATACCTCGGATTCCTTGAAGACCACCGGTGCTGTTCCGCCTGTCTGCTGTGATGACTTTAACAATTCTTCCGATTCTCCTTTTTGCACTTTCCTGTTTGTCTCCAAATTATAGCTCACACTGCTCGTATCCACAAGATAAATGGAGATTTTGCAGTCATTCTCCTCATCAGTATTCGATACGCGAAGGGACTTGACAATAGCCGTTGTTTCCGACCCCACCGTATAGAGTGTTGTCAGCTCGCTTGTCGTCAAGACAGCTTTGTAGTTTACAAACGCGTTGGCCATTTATACTCCTAAGAACCATGACCTTTGTTCTTCCTCGTCACCTAGTGTGACAGGAGTATAAGTGTTATTCAATATAAAAATCATTTGTTCCAGTGTCGCAATCAATTGATTCAGTTGCGATTGATCGTATTCTTCCCTTGCCTGTGGTAGCATTGGTACTGTTATCTTTGCCATTTTATGCTCCTCTTAATCCGTCAGGCTTTCCGTCAAACCTCATTGTTCCATATCTCCAATCTTCATCAACAGCGTCACTTCCAACACGAAGTGCTAATTGTCTTCCCCTTATGCGTGTATCCTGTTTTGTTGTGCTTGTCGTAATTGCATACGGTCCGTTAGTTGTTTGTGATGCTGCTGGATAAGGACGTGACTTGACTGTTACATCCACTGTTCCTGTTTGATTCTTGAAATCAGGAATAAAACGGGAAATGGACATGAACTGATCGCCATCCGCAATGTCAATATCACCTGATTCAATGTAGGCAGTCATTGCCGACCCTGCAGCATTGACACCTTTCTCCTGCGCGTAGACAAAAGTTCTTCCATCCTTGTTTCCGTATATGGTTGAAATTGTTGATGTAGAATCATCGGAATCAAATTCCGTTGCATACGGGTTAGCATAAACTCCACGATCAGCCCACGTGCTTCGTGACAAGGATCCTGTATGCCACAGGTTCTCTGCATAATTATATGTAACATGACGATTTATTTGTAGTGATCCACTAGCGGCATAGAACCATATAACTTCATTAAAATCCGAGTTAGGTGCACAGTAAATATCCCCTACAGCATTTGGATTAATATCATCAAAGACATAATCCTGCACTGTGCATGGGATCTTTTTCACCGCACCATCAAACATAAAGAAGGAATCATGCCCCATCCAATAGGATATGCCACTAATATCAATGGCCGTATGAATTCCAACCGCTCCGCAGTTGTCACCTAGTTGCTTGAATCCAAAAGTGAAAGGTGGACCAATGAACTGCATCTGGTAGAGTGATGTATCGGTAAAAATTAGTATTGCGCCTCTGCTTCTTACGGCTGCATTAATTTGGTTTCCTGCAGTAAGTCTTTGCGATCCTGCCGTATTGGTCGCCGTCGGTGTCCACGTGTTAACTTCTTCCTGATCCGACCAGCGTATGAACATATTGTCTTGCGTAGTTGTTGTTGCAATAGTTGTTTCCGTTCCAAAGCAAATTACATGCCGATCGTCGCCTGATACCATCATGAACCTACTCTTGGTTGGTCCATTGGAAACGCTTGTTGTTGCCGCCACATTGCTTGAGAGTCCAGAGGATGTATCCCAGTAATAAATA